ATGCGTATTGTATCGTGAATAGTAGTCGTATCTGTAGCTATAATCACAAAAGGGATAGAATCCCCTTTTATGTACCGATTTCTGTACGTTTTTGTGTACACAGTATCATGCACCTCTTTGACTTTTTCGTACTTGGATAGGTCTATATCCTCTGTTTTATTAGATTTATGACATGATTCATAGGCAAATACGCCTAAGAAAAAGAAGCTAATGATAAGTATATAGTCTCTAAGATGTTTCATAGTTTGATTATTGTGAACAATATCCTTCTGGGGTAATTGTTCCAGTTCCACTTGTTATGCTAATTTGTTCTAATCCACCAGTAACTTGAGCACATTGATAGAATGTTGCTGGGCCAGTTGTACCAAATGTTTTTATTCCACCTCCATCACAATCTAACCATTCTATAGTTCCAGCAGTAGTTAAGGTAATTTTAAATTTTTCACAAAGAGTAGGGTCACTAAATCTATAAGGCCCTGCTCCAGTTACAGTTACAGAATAAGTCGCTACACCTTCTACTGGCCCATTTAATGTTATATCTGTAATATATGCTCTTCCAAAAAACACATTTTGTTTTAATCCAATAGCAGAAAACCTTACAACTATTCTTGTTCTGTTTAGCTGAAAGTCTAAAAGGTCTTTATAATCTACTGTATCTATTGTAATTAAACCATCAGTAGTAACACTCCAGTCTAACATATCCATCTTATAATCTCTGAACCAATCAGTATTATAATTAGTTACCTCTATTTGAGCAGTATTAGAAGTCATATTACAGTTTGTAGAAGCAGCAAAAGGAACATAGTTGTTTGACCCTGCTCTGTAGTATAACGCTAAATTGCTTCCTAAAATTGCCATATTATATTTTTTATGCTATTGTATATCTTTTACATCCTTGAAATGATACTGAATAACTTGCTACTCCATTTACATCACCACTATATGAAAGACTCATTATGTTTGCTAAACCAGTTATGGTATATGCAGGAGAAGTATTAACAGTAAACTTTATTGTTATTTGTGTTCTATTGTATTGTATATTAAGAAAATCATCATAATCAAAACCATCAATAGCTATTAATCCATCGCAATCAACTGTCCAAGATGTTAAATCTGGTTTAAATTCAACAGCCCAAGCATAAGATGAAGATGATACTGGCATTAACTCCATACTACTTTGAAACGTACAATTAGTAGCCGAAGAAAAAGCAACATTTGATGAGCCATTAAAGTAATATAAAATAACATCTGTTCCTAAAATTGCCATAATTTTAATTTTATCCGTTTAATTCCCATGTTATAGACTCTGTAGACGTATTATCTGAATCCGTAATTTCTAATAATTGTAAACCATTCTCTTGATTAATATATAAATTAATATCAGTTCTATTGGCTATAAACTTTTTACCATTATAAGATAGTGCATTAGTTGCAGAGTCTGTTATAGTATATGTATTATTTAAGTAAATAGTGTTATTTGATGTAATAGTTTCACCTAATTCAGCTTCTAAAGTAGCATAGTTTCTATTAAATAGATTAGATAGTTCTCTTGCTATTAATATTGGCAATGAAGGATATGTTGTTCCTAAATGTGAAAATCTATACCATGAGGTGATAGGAGTTCCATTTGAATAAAATAAAGCACCATAACAGTTTTGTATATCAGACCTATAAATACCTAAAGAAGATTCAAAATCTTTAGTTAATGAATTTGTTGTAGTTATAAATCTTGTTGCTATTAAAGAACTTGGTAATGTACTTGAAGTTTGAGTTGCATTTACATTTCTTAATTTCATATTTGCTGTAACACCTCCTGGGCCAGTCCATGTAAATTGTACTCTAAGAAATCCTTCAACATTGTAATTTGTGCCACCAATATTAAAAGCTCCTAATTGAAGATTAGATGTAATAGTTTCATATACATTAACAGCAGTATTCAAGGTGATAACATACGTTCTAACAACTCCAGGAGCACCCCAAACACCATTTGCATCAGCATAGAATCTTTGTCCACTTGAATTTTCTACAGAAACTTCTATAATAAAACCAGAAACAACACTTACTGCAGCATCAAAACTAAAGCTAAATCCTGGAGCATAAAAATATGGCAAGGTTCCAGCGGTAACATAGGAAAAAGTTGAACCTCCTCCAAAGTTGGTTACAGCTAATTGCACTACATCATAAGGCTCAGATGAATTAGGTATTACTGTAATTGTTCCAGTACCAGATGTTGCTTGAGTCCAAGCAGTAACCACTCCACCACTATTTACCTTAAATGTACCATTTGCTATATAATCGCTTGTAAACTTAACTGGAGCATTAACTTTTATAATAGGATAACCTTTTCTGGTTATTTTATTTTGTGAGTTATTTATAAAGTGAATATTAGAACCATTATAAGGAGATATCGTTACACCGTTACTTAATGTGCCTCCAGTAGATGTGTTAGTAGTTAAATTATACTTTGCATAATAAATAGTAGATGCTGCCATTTCATTAGCTGACATAATCCACCAATCTCCATTTTGCTGAAATAATCTACAACCAAAAGATTTAACTATTTGCTCTATTAAATCATAATAATTTTGTCTTTGTAAATCCCTTTTATAAATATAAGTTTGGTCAAAAGGCTCATTAGAAGCAGCAATACTTCTATTAAACATAGCTGAACCAAAATAAGAACAGCATTGATATAAAAATGTTGTGTTAGGAAATCCTATTGAATTTAATCCTTGAGATATAACTGTATATAACTTTTCTAATTGATTTGATGTAGCAGTATAAGGATAAATGCTATTTTTCATAAATGATAAAGCATCTATACAAGTAATATTAACTTCTAAATTACCAGTAGTAAACGGAATATTTACATAGTCGTTAAACATAAATCCTCTCCACAAAACAGATTGTGAACCATTTAATGGAGTTCTTGTTAATTCAACATAGTATTGCCTATCTTCATAAGTAAGCAAAGTTGGAAAATTATTATAATCATCTTGTGATGACAATAAAAAAGATACAATTAACTGTGAAGATATAATACCTGGTTCTGGCTCATCACTAATAGTATTAGGTGAAATAGTGATAGCAGTAGGAGTATAACTATAAACTGAACCAGTATAACCATCTTCGTAAATATTTACAAATAATGTACTTGAATCTCTTAACGCTTGTTGTAAGTTATATCTTAATCCGTATGCCATTATGCTAAACTAATTGTTTGTCCTTTGATATTTGATGCCTTTTGTGCTCTATTTACTGACAAAAGTAAGTCTTGTCCTCTTAACACAAATGTTCCACCTCCACCACCTCCAATCATGTCTTTTAATTTATCTAAAGGTGCTACAACCTCTGGATTAGATTTAGCTCCTGGATATTCACCCATAAGACCCATTGTAGGGCCAGATATAATACCTCCATTTGCAAATGCAGGAATATTACCAGCTGACGCACCTCCTCCAGTACTACTTACTTTACTTATCTTAGATTTTAAAAATGAACCAGCAGCAACCAATGCAACACCAGCAGCAATAGCAAGGTATGGGTCATTAAAAGCCTTTTTAAACGCATCCATAGCAAAACCATAAGCAATTAATGCACTACCAATCGCTTGTAAACCACCAGCTAACAAATCTAAAAAACCTCCAAATATGTCAACATTTTCACCAGCAAAGGCCTTCCCTAAATTTTCTCCAAACTGAACAAGTGCATTAGTAGCAGTATCAGAAATAATGCTATTAACTTTTTTCATCGCATCTGCACCTCTAAGTGCTTTTTGGTCTAATCCTTCTAATTTAGCATTTAGCTCATCATAGAATTTAAGATAAGCAGGCAACATACCAGTACCAAAAGATGATGCCATTAATGCACCAACCTTAGCCATGGATTGTTTTATAACCTCTTGTTGTCCAACTACATTATCTCTATTTAATCTTAACTGAACTTTTAGTTGAGAATCAATTAAATCAATTTGACCTCTACCAAATTTTTCTTGTTCTGCATAATCTTGTTCGTTTCTCTTCTTCTTTTCTTTCCTTGTTTTAGCATCTTGTGCAAGTAATTGCTCTTGCATAGATTGGTCTAAAATAACAAGTTTGTTTGCATATTCTACATATACACCTTCTTGTAATGCTAATTGCTGTTTTGTAGTGTACTCGCCATTTTTAATTTTTTCTAAAGCAAGTGCCTTTTCTAATTCAGCAAGTTGCTTAGATACCTCAAATTTCTTATATGCATCATCTTCAAATAATTTAACTTCTTGCTTTTTAGCATCAATTAAATCTTGTATAACCTTTTCATTAACACTTTGTTGTGTTTCTATAGCTTTACCTAAAGCAGCTATTGCAGCCTTATCGGTTTTGTCTTTAATAGTAGTAGACTTAATTCCGTACTCTTGCTCAATTTTATATGCTTGTGACATATATCTTTGACCAAGTGCAAGTCTTTTTTGGAATTGTGCTTCTTCATAATCTGTAACATAACCAGCTAATTCTATTTGTTGGTCAGCATAGTCTTTAGCAAATACTGCACCTTGTTTATAAAATCCAGCTACACCTTGTATTGCTCCAGATTTAAAAAATGCAGCAGTAGCAATAGCTAATTTACCTAAAATTCCTACTTGGTCTTCAGCATAAGCAGCATCTTTCTTAGCCAATGCTTCTTTTGCCTTCTCATATTCTATATCAGCCTTTGCTCTAAAATATTGAGCCTTTATGTAACCTTCAGTTTTTTTAATATAAAGTTGCTCTGCTTCATATACACTTGTAGCAGTGCCAAATAAATCACCTAATTCTTCATTAAATATTTTAGTAGCATCTGCAGCAGATAAAGTTCCTTCTCTAACAGCAGAAAATATAGAACCTAAAGCTAATGTTTCTGTCTTTAGCTTATTAAAACTCTCGTAAAGTTCTTTAGTACTTGTAGCGGCTTTTTGAGATTGCTGGTCCCAAAAAGTAATAGCAGCAACTAATGCAGAGAATGCAAAGTATGCTGGTCCAGCAGCAGAAGCAATGCTGCCAAATAAAGCTGGTAAGTTGTTTTGAATACCTCTAAATCCATAAGGTAAATCCTGCACAACTAATGCAAGGCTTGTCCATTGCTTACTTGAATTTTTTAAAGAACCTTGTCCGTTATTTAATGATGCAGTTAGTTTATCATAATCAGCTTTAAGTTGAACTATCTTAGCATCTGCAGGGTCAAGACCATTAGCAACTAATGCAACCATATACTTTTCTAAGGCTGATATTTGTTTTTGAGTATTCTCAACACCTTGACCAAATAACTTATTAGAAGCAGCTATCTTATTAATTGTAGTTGTGTACTGGTCGGTGGCCTTAATTATAATATCTATACCTTCATTATTCGCCATTATTATACTGGTTTAATATTTTCGTATTTTTTTAAAACTGCCTCTAACTCTTCGTTAGTCATTATCTTAACTTTCTTCTTTCTATTTCTCTTATCGCAATCTAACTCTAAAAGTTCAGTCGCCTTAACCTTTTTGCCTTTAGGTAGCTGCATATTGACAAGGATAGTAGTTTGCCATCTTGACCTCACCCATTCTTGCTCCTCTTTATGCCTATAACCATACCAAACAAAGTCTAATTCAGCCATGGTCATCTCCCAAAACAAATGGGGAAGTATTTGACACTCCCCCATTGTATATCTTTCTATGTCAATCCATTCTAATTTTTTTTTTCTTCACCAGCCTCTGTTGACGTAG